ATATTATAACACAATATTGTGCTGAAGATCTAAGAATGGATTTTGAAACTATAAATGATGAGATTAACGCCTTAGCTAATCCTACAGTAGCCGCTACTCAAAATAGTAACACTAATACTTATAAAGGATTTACTTTAGGAGTGAAAATTGATGAAACTAATGAAAGTAAGTACATTAGGCGATATGCTGTTGCTCAAAACAAACAAGGTGTAGACTTATTAAGAACAGACTCATCATTTGCCTCCGACCCATCAGTATTAATATCTCAATTAAAATTTATAATAGATTCAAATCCTAATATAACAGCTGAATAATCAAATATTTATAATCATATGAAAATCGATAGTTTAAAAAAATTAATTAAAGAAGCAGTACGTGAAGCCATTCAAGAAGAATTAAAAGATATTCTACTTGAAGCGGTTAAATCACCTAAAACAGTAGTACAAGAAACATATGCTGGTGTGCAACCATCATATAGTCCACAACCAGTAATAGCCCAATCAAATGGAACAACTGTGAATCATGATCTTAGACGTAATCTAAGAAGTATGATTGGAAGTGAATTTGACACAGTTATTACTACTAATTCATCACACGCTCAACCATCTTATACTCCTCCACCTGTTAATACAGCTGGTGAAGGATCAAGTTTACCTGGTGGAGAAGTAGGTTTAGATCAAATAATGGGATTAATGAACACTAAATAATGGCATATAGAGTACCAAATATAAATCCAATAGATGTAGGACAACAAGTTGCTATAGGAGTGCCTATTCCTTTTAATAATCCTCAAGTTTTTACTCAAACTTTTACCACATCAGATCAGATAAAATCTAACTTAATTAATTTTATATTAACAGCTAAAGGTGAAAGACTTTTAAACCCAAATTTTGGGACAACTATTAGACAATATTTGTTTGAAGATATAAATAATGATACTTTACAAAATTTAGAATCTACTTTAAATGTTGAGTTAACAACTAATTTTCCAACAGTTACATTCACTAGTATAAAAATTACTCCTGAGTATGATGTTAATACTATCAATATAGTTATTAATTATTATATACTTGGAGGTAATCCTAATACTCTTAACATAACATTATAATATGGCTAATGAAAATAGAAATATAAATTATTTAAATAAAGATTTTAATAGTTTTAGAACATCATTAATTGATTTCGCTCAAACATACTTCCCAACAGTATATAATGATTTTACTCCATCATCCCCAGGGATGATGTTTTTAGAAATGTCAGCTTATGTTGGGGATGTTTTATCTTTTTATTTAGATAATCAAATTCAAGAAAATTTTTTACAATTTACTAGACAACAAAATAATTTATATGCTTTAGCATATATGATGGGTTACACCCCTAAAGTAACCTCAGTTTCTACAGTTAACATTGATTTTTATCAAAAAATACCATCAGTAGCTAGTAACCCAGATTTTAATTATGTTTTAAAGGTAGATGAAAACTTATCAATATCTTCACCATTACAAAATATAGCTACATTTTTAATTCAAGATCCTATTGATTTTTCTTATTCAAGTTCATCAGACCCAACAGAAATAACACTATATGATAATGATTATTATTTATTAAAAAAGACTAGAAAAGCTATATCAGCTGAAATCAAAACCACAACATTTTCATTTACAAATCCCCAACGATTCCAAACTGTAGAAATAAATGACTCTAATATAATAGGTGTTTTAGATATAACTGATAGTGATGGAAATAAATGGTACGAGGTACCATATTTAGCTCAAGAGATGGTTTTTGATACTATCAAAAATACTAATATTAATAATCCTAATTTCTCATCAGATAGTGGAAATACCCCATATTTATTACAACTTCGAAAAGAACCACGTAGATTTGTAACTAGATTTATAAATACTGGATCTTTAACACTCCAATTTGGAGCTGGTACTAATACTCAAAATAATGATGAAGAAATTACACCTAATCCTGAGAATGTTGGTTTAGGTTTACCTTACAAACAATCTAAATTAACAACAGCTTATTCACCGACAAATTTCTTATTCACAGATACATATGGAATAGCTCCATATAACACTACTCTAACAGTTAGATATTTAACTGGAGGTGGATTACAATCAAATGTAGGTATTAGTACTTTAACAGTAATTAATAATAAAGATTTAATAAAATTTCAAAATGTAAACTTAGATCAAACTTTAGCTAATACTATTTTTAATTCTATAGCTGTAACTAACCCTATAGGATCAACTGGAGGTGGAGCTGGGGATACTGATGATGATATTAGGTTAAAATCTTTAAATTCTTTTACTACTCAACAAAGAACTGTAACCCAAAATGATTATTTAATTAGAGCTTTATCATTACCTTCTGATTATGGTAATTTAGCTAAAGCTTATATTGAGCCTGAAAAAATATCAAACTTATTACCTGGAGAAACACCCTCAATATTGAATTTATATATTTTAGCTTTTGATGCTAATAAAAAATTAACAACATCCCTCCCAGCCTTAAAACAAAATTTATCTACCTATTTATCACAATATAGAGTAATAAATGACTCTATTAAAATTAAAGATGCATTTATTATTAATATAGGTATTGATTTTGAAATTACAGTATTACCTAATTTTAATAGTAGTTTAGTTATAGCTAATTGTATAACTAAGTTAAAAGAATATTTTAATATAGATAATTGGCAAATTAATGAACCTATAATATTAAAAGATATATATATTCTTTTAGATAAAATAAGTGGTGTACAAACTGTTAAAAATGTTAATATAATTAATAAATATGGTTCATTATTAGGTTATTCTAATTATTCATATGATATAGCAGGTGCTACCCAAAATGAAACTATTTACCCCTCATTAGATCCAATGATATTTGAAGTAAAATATCCTGATGTTGATATAAAAGGTAGAGTTGTATCTTTTTAATTTTAAATATTTATAATAAAATGGCTATCTATAAAATTTTTCCTGAAAAAGACGCTACAATATACTCAGAGTATCCTACTAAAAATACAGGATTAGATGAAATTTTAGAAGCATCAGTATATTTAGACACTAGTTCTAACTCTCAAAGAAGTAGATTTTTAATAAAATTTCCTTCAGATGAAATATCAAGTATTTTTACTAATTATATTAATCCTGGAAACTTAACATGGAGTGCATCTTTAAGATGTTACTCAGCTTTTGCTGAAGGTTTAAATGGATCATCTTCTATTTTAGTATATTTAGTATCTGGTTTATGGAATATGGGAACTGGAAAATACAATTATGATCCTGAGTACCAAAATGGAGTTAGTTGGAATTATAAATTTTCATCAGGAAGCAGCCCATGGAATACCCCTGGTGGTGATTTAGCCTCAGGAGTTATTGGGTCTCAATCATTTTCATATTATAATAATTTAGATTTAAATATAAATTTATTTGGTGTAGATAGTAATACTTTAATAAATAATGATGGATTTATATTTAAACAACCTTATGAATATATAGATAGTTTAAATTCCCAAGTTAAACTTCAATATTTTTCAAGAGACACTCATACTATTTACCCACCATGTCTAGAACTAAAATGGTATGATTTTACTTTCAATACAGGTTCATTATCCCCATTAACTACACCACAAGCTGTTATTTCTATAGATGAAAACCCAGGTGTATTTTATCCTGAAAGTATTAATAGATTTAGAGTGAATGCTAGACCCGAATACCCAGCTAGAGTATTCCAAACTTCATCTTATTATACTCAAACATATTACTTACCTACAACTTCATACTACGCTGTTAAAGATTTAGATACTAATGAATATATTATTGATTTTGATACTCAATTTACTCAATTAAGTTGTGACTCTAATGGTAATTATTTTGATCTTTATATGAATGGGTTGGAGCCTGAAAGATATTATACTATATTAATTAAGACAATTATTAGTGGTAGCACTATAATATTTAATAATAATTATAATTTTAAAGTAATAAATGGCTAATTACCCATTAAATAAAACAGTGTATGATTCTACTCAATATAAAAAAGTAGTTGATACTTCTTTTAGTCAATTATCACCACCACCATTACCAAAAGAAGATACTATAACAGTTGGTGAATTTTTTAATTATTATACTAAAATATTTTATGATATCCCAACAACAGGAAATATTAATTCTCATGAGTATTTAGTTAAAACAAGTGGCGAGTACATAAATATCTCGGCCCCAAATGAAGAAGTTCAATTATTGTTAGATGAAATAACTTCATTAAGACAACAGTTATTAGAATCACAACAACAAGTGATTAATTTACAAACATCATCAAGTTTAAATATATAATTACATGGCTATAGAGGTTAACCCATTACAAGATACTAATACTACTAATATTCCTCTTGTAGAATCATTATCAAACATAGCTTTTTTTGATCCTTCTATTGATCATGTAGAATATGTTATACAATCAAATGATAAATCTTTTATAAGTACTAATTATGATTTTAAAAATTATAGATTCCCAACAAATGGGACTATAATTAATAACATGATATCAGATATTGATATTGACCCAATATCTGATTTAACCAATAATGGTTTAAATAATGGAATCTTTATTGTAAGTTATAATTTTCTTAGAAATCAACTCCAAACATCATATCAAAATCAAAATCTTTTTATAAAAGAAATATCAGCTGATAGGACAGAATTAAAATTAGATTTTTTACAAAATAATATTTTTACATCAGAATTAGAAAATTTTAAAATTCTTATAACTAATAATTTTAATAATTATTTTGAGGAATTTTATTTAAATTTTGGGGACAATAATTTAATAGCTGCTAATAACTTTGATTATAACTCAACAACATATGAAATTATTGTTAATTTAGTTAACCCATTACCAAATATTCTAACAGTTAATACTCCATTATGGATAGTTACTAAAATAGCAGATTCTTTAGTTTTTAGAATAACATCTACTCCTGAACCTATCTCTCCAACCGTAACTTCATTTCCATTAAGAGGTCCAAATTTTAATTTATCATTAAATGATCAAATAAACAACTCAACAGATTATAATAATTATAGTACATTAATAACTAGTTCCTTATTATCTACATCATATTCCCAATTAAATAATCTAATCTCTTCTTCAGGAATAGAAATTAATGTAGATTATACTGATTTTAATAATTTTATATATTTCTCCTCAGCTGTTCAAAGAATAAATAATTTTACTTATAAAGTATCTCAAATTTCATCATCACAAGCTGAAATAAACATATTAAATGGGTCAATTGGTTATATTACATCAAGTAATATTATAACTTTAACTAACCAAATTAATAATATTATTGAAAATTTCGATGGTTATGAGTATTTTTTATATTATGGAACAGGATCTTGGTCTTGGCCTAAATCTACATCAACAATCCCATATACTTTATTCTCTCCAACTTCAACAGAAGTTATAAACTGGTTAGGAAGCTCAAATATAAATTCCACATCAGGAGTGCTAGGAAGTGCTTCTTTATTTGACAATAGTAATTCTAATCAATTAATTAAATCTATCCCAGATTATCTTAAAGATGATCCTCAAAATACTCCATACAATTTATTTATTGATATGATGGGTCAGCATTATGATGATATATGGTTATATTATAAAGATGTTACTAATTTATACCAAGCTGATAATAGATTGGATTACGGTATTTCTAAAGATTTAATTAAACAAGCTTTAGAATCTTTTGGTGTTTATATTTATCAAAATAATTTTTCATCAAATGATTTATACACTTCATTTTTAGGATATGGAACTCTCAACCCAGAGACTACTAATGTATTGCCTGTAACTACAGGATCATTCCAAGATTATATAAATAATTATATTACTGCTTCTTATGATGCCTCTGTAACTCCATTAGATGATTATAATAAAGAAATATATAAAAGAATATACCATAACTTACCTTATTTAGCTAAAACTAAAGGTACTATACCTGGTTTAAGAGCATTAATAAATTGTTTTGGTGTACCTGATACTGTTTTAAGAATTAGTGAATTTGGAGGTAGAGATAAAGATACTTCTACTTATGATTATTTTGATCAACAATTTAATTATGCTTTAAACATAGAGCAAGATGCTGATACATATGTTACAAGTTCATTTAGAGTACAAAATGCTTGGCCTAACAACCATTCCATAAATGGTGGACCACCAGATGCTATCCAATTAAGAATTAAACCATATGTTGCATCTGATTTTTCCCAACCGTATTCCCAAAGTATATTCGAAGTATCAGGTAGTACTGGAGGTTATACATCTAATCTAACATTAACATATACTGGCTCAGGTTTAATTTCTTCTTCTTATAGTGGATCAACATATTCATCCTCTTATCAATTTGCCACCTTAACATTAGATGTTAAAGGTAACTCAACATCAACATGTAGTATATATGCTCCATTCTTTGATGGAAATTGGTGGTCAATTATGATTAGTAGGTCTGGGTCATTAACAGATGGAACAACTGATAATTCTACTTTCACATTATATGCTGGTAATAGATTATATTATGATGGGTATGATGGAAATCAAATAGGATATTTAGTCTCATCCTCATACGCTGGCCCAACCTGGGGTTGGAATGGAGATGACATTTATCATTTCTCAACTCCAATCCAACCCCATTACTCAACATACTCCGGTTTTGTAGGATTAGCTCAAGAAATAAGGTATTTAGCTAGCACTCAAAGTGTAGAGCCATTTAAGGATTATATAATGAATCCTCAATCTATAGATAATCTTGGAGAAACAACATACGCTGATAGATTAATTTTTAGAGCTCCATTAGGTGGAGACTTATATACTGGTTCTATTTCTGTCCATCCTAAAATAACTGGCTCTTGGGCTATTACTCAATCATTTAAACCAGTTGGAGGTGGAACTCTAAGTGGCTTTAAAATTAATAGACCTAATTTTACACCAAATGTAGAAACAAGATTTTTAAATTCTCCTATAATAGGTTTAAGAGGAAGAGTAACAGATAAAATACAAATTGTATCTTCTAGTTTACCTACAGGAAGTGTATTATCACAATATACTAGTTTAGAACAAAATTATCCATCATTAGGTAGTGAATCTCCAGATGTTAATTTATTAGAAGTAGCATTTTCACCTCAAAACGAGATTAATGATGATATTATTGACTCATTAGGATATTTTAATATAGGTGAATATATTGGTGACCCAAGACAAGTATCATCATCAGCTACATCATACCCTGATTTAGTAAATTTAAGTAATAATTTCTTTCAAAAGTATTTTGATACTTATAATTTAAAAGATTATGTAAGACTAATTAAATATTTTGATAACTCCTTATTCAAAATGATTAAAGATTTTGTTCCTGCCAGAACAAGTCTTACATCAGGTGTAGTTATTAAACAGCATATTTTAGAAAGAAATAAGTATCCTCAACCTCAAGTAGAGTGGGAAGAACTAGATTATAGTGGTTCTATTGACACAGCTTTCTTTAGTGGTAGTACTGGAGGAACATTTAATAATTATAATACTCTAATAGCAGGTGTAGGATCAGTTCCAGGTACTGGTGATGCTCCATTAGTATATTCTGGTTCATTTATAGTTAATAGTGCTTCTCCAATAAATTATTTCACTGTGTCTTCAAGTGGATTATATTTTGATAATAGAAATAACCCTGATCAAATAGAATTTGTTAATGGAGAAATAGTGACTTATTTCACAGGTAAAACAATTATAGGGACAACAGGAATTGTACCCGCAAGTGAAACTGTTACTTTTATATTATCTTCTTCTATTCAAGGACAAATCACATCTAGTATTATAGCAACAGGTGGAGGCCCTGTTAGTTTCCAAATATACTCTCCTTATATATCTTGCTCTAATGAAGAAAGATTTTCATTATGGATACAAGGAGATGCAGGAACTATACCAACAACTTTATCTCCAATATATTTTGGAGTATATGAGTTTTTACCATACTCTGAACAAACTTGGACTCAATATTATACTGGGTCAACTGGGGTATCTACTATAATTTATTCTTCTCAAGATGAATTTTATAATGGGGAATTACCTGGGACTGAGTTCACAGTAGTAGATGGTGAATTAAACCCAGATAATGAATTTAAACTACCTACTACTTTAGAAATATACTATGATCCAACATTATATCTAAGTAATATAACACCTTTAGGAGATTTTTTAGATATTAACACTTCACCAAATCAAGGTGAAATATATTTATGGTATGACACTGGTAGTATATTACAACCTGGTGGGCCACCAATACAAAGATAATAGATATGCCAACAATAGGATTCGGACAGTTATATAACAATGGAGTAAAATATATTAAGATTAATAGATATGACTCTGGTGGACTTGATAGATCAGATTATTTAAGTCAACTACAATCAATTACTTTAACATACCCTGATCGTAGTGCTATTGAGTACCCTATCACTACTATTCAAGAACAAGCTAACTTTTACTTATATGGTATAACCCCAGGATATAGTACTTCATCTAAAGGAGAAATTTTAGATTACTCATTAGATGTTCAAAAAAATAGTACTGTAGCCCCATCTGGAGTTATAACTTACATAACTAGTTATGGGACTATAACTTCAAATCCAATAAATTATTTCACTGCGTCTTCAGGAGTATATTATTTTCATAAAACTCCTAATGTGGGTATAATATATTCTTGGTCAGCTGAAATTAAAATAGCATCAGGTACAGCTGGAGATGATAGTGTTATAGTTTTAGCTCAATCTGGTTCAAGAACAGGCGGTGATAAAACATTATATGATTTTACTGGATTAACATCTACTGTGTATATCCCTATATCAGGATCTGGGGTATTAACTCCAAATATTATTTTTGGAGAAAGTTTTAGCCCTATAGAAAATAGTTACTATATAGCGTCAATATTCAATAGTAATATAACAGTTTCAGGAGGAAATGTAACATTAAGAAATTTTAACCTCCAATTTATAACATCCTCAGCCCCATTTAATGGCTCATCATCATTAGCAATATTTAACCCAGACGCTATTAATTTTGATTATAATGATTATAATCCATTACTAGATAATGCTGAGACAGCCCAATACTCAGATGTTTGGATGGATGTAGATTATTCTCAAAATCCCTTGACTCCTGTTAATTTTGGCCTTATCATATCTGGAACAGCAGATAGAGCTTATGTTCAAGACTCAAATTATAGTTCACAAGCTTGGTCTAATATCAGGTACAATGGTAGTAAAACAACTTCATATATAGTAAACCAATAAGTTTATGGCTAATTTTACAACAGTATTTAAAACTAAAAATAACTCACCTATACCAACTAATATAGATAATGATCCTCAAAAATTTTTATTAGGGGATAGTATTATAGGTGATTTTAATACTTCTACTAATAACGGGAGTGGACAGGGTAATTTATCAGCCGCTGAAAAAAATCAAACATACTTTGCTTATTTTGATGGTGTTGGGGGTACGGGTCCTGAAATTATAGACCAAACCGCTTATTTTATTAAATATTTGATTGATTCTCAAGGTAATGTTGTTACTCCTCAAGCTAATTCATTCGCTTTATTAAACTTAAATCAAAATTTTGAAAAAGGTAAAATAGTAAATGTTACTAGTTTAGATGGTACAACATTATTTACTACATTATTAGGTAATAAAGCGATAACAGGTATTGGTAAAATAGAAACAATTCTTGTGACTGAAACTGGCTCTGGAAGAATGGATTATATTCCAACTATGAGTTTTGGAGCTAGCTATTTAGCTGTTAGTTCTGAAACAGCTTATAATTATTATTTTGAAGCTCAAAAACAAAACTCAGCTGTAATAAATAATACAAATTATCAAAAATTAGACTTTTCTACAGTAGTTAATAATAATAACAATGATTATTCCCCATCAACCTATATTTATACCTTTCCTAATAATACCTCAGATCAAGGTACTTTAGTGAAGTTTAAAACTAAATTAAATGTTAGAAAAGAAAATGGAAGTGGAGTTTCTAACGCTCTAGCTGTACAAATTTGGAAAAATGGAACACCTTTACAACTTGAAAGTACTTCAGATATAGATCTCACTACTAGAGTAAAATCTTTCTCTTCTATTACTCCTGAACCATTCCATATCTCAAGTAAACCTTTTAATTTTATCACTGGAGATCAAATAGAAATCCGTTATAGAGTAGCTAATGGTGCTAGTAACGCTAAATTACAAATAGTAGCTAATGATAATAATTATAATACCTACTTTAGATCTTATCAAACATATGTGGCTACTAATTATACAACTAGTTCATATTGGTCAATAGGAACCTGGTCAGAAAATCCAACATTAGAATACTCTGTTTTAACAGCATCTAAAACATTAACAGGATTATATAGTGATCAATTCACTCAACTCATGCCTACAGCTTCAACTAATTTTGGTTTTTCAACCATTACTCAACCATTCCAACCTAAACCAGGTGATTTTATACGTTTTGAATATGATAAAAGTAAAGTCCATACTATATATGAGGTAGGAACAGCAAATACTGGAAGTGGTACTAATATATCTGGTAGTTTAACATTAAAAGTTAGACCTGGGATACCAACAGGTTCTATATTAGATCATTTTTGTTTATATAGAGTAATACCAAATGGTAATTATGTTATATTAGATATTAAAAAACCATCCGGTACAACAGGTCAACCTTTGACTGGATTTATTAAACCACAATATATATCTAAAGAATTAGAGGATAATTTTGAAACTATAATTAGTAAACTTAACGCAGAAGGTACATTATCATAATATTTATAATAAAATCATAAAAAAGAAATGGGATATTTAAATAACCAAATCATAACAGTTGACGCTATCTTAACTAAAAAAGGTAGAGAGTTACTAGCCAAAAATGATGGCTCATTCAGAATTACACAGTTTGCCTTATCAGACGATGAAATAGATTATACTTTATATAATCCAAATAATCCATCAGGCTCGGCTTATTATGGTCAAGCGATTGAAGGTATGCCTCTTTTAGAAGCATTCTCAGATGAGACTCAAATAATGAAATATTTACTTACTACTTTACCCCGTGGTACAGCTAAAATGCCTATTATTAATATTGGTTATACTAATATTACATTAAAACAAGGTGCTTCATTATCAATCACACCTCAAACATTAAATTATTTAGGTGGAACACAAACTTATGAAACATCTGGTTATAATTTTACTATTGGTGATGTTAGAACAATGAGTGTATTTAATGGTGTTGGTATTAATACAACAGCTGCTACATCACTTAATTCAACAACTACTCTTGGAACTAATGTGTCTAAAACAGTAATTGGTTCTACATTAAATATGACTGGTACTACTATTAATACTTTATTTGGTAATCAAACTCAATTACAAACTATATTAATTGTACAAGGTAGAGATAGTGGAGCAAGAGTAACAATTCCAATTACTATAACAAAAGTTAGTTAATAAAAATATTATAAAAAATGTCATATAAAACCTTAGACCCTCAAGATTTCCTAGTTAGTGCGGATACTGTAACAGCTCCATGTTGGACTAATTATATTTCTCCACTAACAGCTATGTATACATCATCTGTACAAATAGCTGGATCATCTGGAAATTATTACCTAAATATATATAATTTAGATCCATCTACTAATTCAAGTACTACTGAGTTGCAATTTAATATTACTTATGGCAATAAACAAGGATCAGGATCATTATTATATGATGCTGGAATTAATGGTTTATCCCCAACTAGAACAATTTATGGACAGTGGAGAAATATGATTTATGGAGATGAAAATACAGATTTTTCATTTTCAACTGTAACCCCAACTCAACAAGATTTTTATGCTATCACAATTGATAGAGCTAGGTACAAAGAATCATTATTCCCTGGATCATTAAATTTAACACTATACTCAGCTTCTAATTCAATTACTCTAACAGATAATAGTTTAGATACAACTACTATTACATATAGTGATGCTGGTCGTATATTTCAAATAGTATCTGGAAGTAATGGATCCGCTGTCACAACAGCTAATAGTGCCTTAGGAGCAATTAGTGCGGGTATGACAACATCAGGATCATATGGTTTATTTTTACCTGATGTTGGAACTATTATATTAAATGCGGCCGCTTTAGATTTACCATATGCTAGTGGAGGCATTGCTTTAAATACTTTAAGAACATCAAATTCTAATGTTAATAACCCACTACGTTTATACTCAACAGCTTCTGGAAGAATTGGTATGACTACAGGTTCATTTACAAGTAGTTTTGCTTTAAACAGTCAAGAAACAATCACCTCTGATTTTGTATTCTGTAGAGCTAGAAATGCTGAGTTTAATTACACTGAAAATCCAAGTTTCATATCAGGTAGTACAGGCGCTGTATTATATGATTTGTTCATTAATAGCCCAACCACTTATATTACAACAGTGGGAATGTATAATGATCAAAATGAATTATTAGCTGTAGCTAAATTATCTAAGCCACTTAAGAAAGACTTTACAAAAGAAGCATTAATACGTGTTAAATTAGACTTTTAATGAATGAGTGCTTACAAACAATTTTTAAGCACGGATGTTATAGTATCTCCGTTAGTTGTTAACAAAAGTTTCACTTTTGCGGGAAGTGCATCTTGTGCTGAGGTTGGAATTCAAAGATATATAGGGGTTAATACCCCTTTTCTTTCATCTTTTGAAACAAATGACGTTTCCCCATTCCAATCAATTTCAGGTTCTTTAGTTTATAATTCTATAAAACAATTATATTATACTAATTACATCCCTAACCCAATTAGTGGGTCACCTTATATCACTAATTATTTAGGACAAGTAGTTGAAGATGACTCATTAACTAATGTTTATAGTAGATTTTATAATTATGAACAAACTAGTTTATTCCAAACTAGCTCAGCTACTTATATTTCTAATTACGGATTTAGTAGATATTTCCCTACCCAATCAGCATTAACTTTTAGTGGAGGAAATAATGAAGGCACTATAGGTGTTCTATCTATACCTAAGAATTTATTTGGGGATTACATTAATCCAAATTCATTCTATATGTCTGTAGATTTAGAAGAATCAGGTAACCCATATATCTTTACAGACAATGGTGAGGGTCTTTTAAATTTATCAGGTTCTACTGAAACAAAAGGAATTATTAATTATTCTCATGGGATAATAGTAATTGATTTATTCAACGCTGCAGATGCTGTTTATGATTGGATTGGAACATATGTTGGAGCTGGTTCCCCATTCACATGCAGTTTCCAAAGTTCAAGAACAATATTTGAAACACAATACAAATGTACTATTAGACCTGAAGAATTTAACTTTAGCCTAAACCCATCATTAATATCAGGCTCAACAGAAGGAACAGTTTATAATTTTGTAACAAGTTCATATTTTGCTCCATATGTCACAACAGTAGGTTTTTATAATGAAGCTCAAGAATTACTAATGGTAGCTAAATTAGGACAACCACTTCCAACAAGTACAACAACTGATACAACAATATTAGTTAATATAGATAAATAAAATTATGAGTAAATGGTTATATAAAGGTAGTGAAATAAATAATATAGAAGACTTTGGTGATAAAACACCATTTGGTTTTGTTTATTTAATTTCTAATACTATCAATGGTAAAATATACATTGGTAAAAAATTCCTACAGCATAAAAAAACTAAAAAATTAGGTAAAAAAGCCATGGCTGAACAAACTGGTCCTGGTCGTAAGAAAACTAAAGAAGTCACTTACGCTGAATCAGATTGGAAAACATATTGGGGTAGTTGTAAACCATTATTAGAAGATGTAGCAACTATTGGTGAGGATAAATTCTATAAAGAAATTTTAGAATTAGCATGGACTTCAAAACATTTATCATATCTTGAAGCTAAATACCAATTTGTAACTGAGTGTCTAGAAAAAGATAGTTACAATGATAACATACAAGGAAGATACTTTAAAAAAGATTTGGCATCCCCAACTGTAGTTGATATACTATAAGTATGGTAAATCAAGCTTTAGTAGCTACATTAAATTCTGTTTTAGGACAAGGTAAAAAAACCTCAAAAGGTAATTACGCTTATCATTGTCCATTCTGTAATCATCATAAACCTAAACTAGAAGTTAACTTATCTGAGAATGATAAAGGTGAACATCCATGGCATTGCTGGGTTTGTGATAAACGAGGTAAAAGTTTAGTTAAACTGTTTAAACTAACATCAGCCCCAGCTGATAAAATAGCTGAGGTAAAATCATTAGTTAAATATGTCTCCGATCATTTAGAAGTAACAGTAACTAATACTAAAGTAGAATTACCACCTGAGTTTAAATCATTAACTAACATATACAATAGCATTGAATATAAGCACGCTATCAGTTATTTAAAACGCAGGAATATCACCCTTAACGACATTATTAAATATAATATAGGTTATTGTGAATCCGGTAAGTATAACAACTGTATTATTATACCATCATATGACGCTAACGGAATTTTAAATTATTTTACAGCTAGAAGTTTTGATAAAAACTCATCTTTAAAATATAAAAATCCTGATGTATCTAGAGATATAATACCGTTTGAACTGTTTATTAATTGGAATATACCAATTACATTATGTGAGGGACCATTTGATGCGCTTGCTATTAAACGTAATGTTATCCCGTTATTAGGCAAAAATATTCAGAAAAGTTTAAGAAAAAAATTAGTAACATCTAAAGTAGAAAAAATATACATAGCGTTAGATAAAGATGCTATTAAACAAGCTCTATCATTTTGTGAAGAGCTACTTAATGAAGGTAAAGAAGTATACCTGGTAGATATGGATGATAAAGATCCAAGTGAAATGGGATTTGAAAAATTCACTAGTTTGATTCAAACATGTCAACCATTAACATTCTCAAATCTATTTGAGAAAAAATTACAATTAATATGAGTAAAATCAAACATTCATATGATCGAATTTTAGAAATATCAGACGACCATAAACAAATTACTCTCCCTGATTCTAGATATTATAGAAGAAACGGTGACTACTACCCATCAGTTACTTATGTATTAAGTTTTTATCCTAAAGGAAAACATTTTGAAGATTGGCTTAAAAAAGTAGGTTATGCTTCAGAATACATTGTTAAAAAAGCCGCTGATGAAGGTACTCAAGTTCATGAAATGATTGAAGAATATTTAAATGGTGAAGAATTAAAATTTCTAAATATACATGGGACACCTCAATATCATCCTGAAGTGTGGCAAATGTTTTTACGCTTTGTAGAGTTTTGGGAAACATATAATCCTAAATTAATTGAAACAGAAGTACATTTATTCTCAGATGAATTAAAAGTAGCTGGTACATGCGATTTAGTTTGCGAGATAGATGGTGAGTTATGGATTATTGATTTTAAAACATCTAACCATTTACAGACAACTTATGATTTACAAACAGCTGTTTATAAACAATGTTATAAAGAATGTTATGGAAAAACAGCAGATCACGCAGCTGTGTTATGGTTAAAATCATCTAAACGTAAGTTAAGTAAAGAAAAAATGACAGGTAAAGGATGGGAGATATATGAATCAGAACGTACATTTGAAGAAAATTTAGATATATTCAAAACAGTACGTAAGTTATTTGATCTTGAAAATCCTAAATCAGCGCCTGTGTTTGAGTCATTTAGAACTACTGCAAAACGAGAAGATCTATAATATTTATGATAAGAGGCTTGGCTTAGTCAAGTCTCTTTATTATATTTACATAGATGATTAAACTAATCGAATTACTAAAAGAAGTTCAAAACGGTAAAAAAGCTATTATTATGGCTGGGGCCGCGGGTGTTGGTAAAGGTACATTTATTAAAGATATAAAAAATAAGTACCCACAAGTTAAATCTCTTAACCCTGATGATTTTTTTAATGCTGAATTAAAAGGAAGAGGAGTATCATTAGATTTAAAAAATGTATACAAATCAGATCCTGAAGGTAGATCAATAGCAGCCCAAGCTATGGGTACAGCGAGAAGTAAATACGAAAAAGAAATCCAATCATCTTTAGACAACTCAGTATTAATATTTGATATTACTTCAAATTCATATAATCCTATCTTAAAATTAAAAACAAGATTAGAAGAAAATGGATATGAAGTAATGATGGTTTATTTATTTGCTTCATTAGATACTGTTTTAGATAGAAATGATAGAAGATTTGAAAAATCAGGAGGTGAAGATAGAAGTTTATTCCCACCAATGGTTGTTAAAACATGGAAAGGAGTAGTTGAAAATTTTGAAAAATATCAACAGTTATTTGGAGATAATTTTGTTCCAACAACTACTGATGATACACCTATATCTTCATACTCATATGAAGAATTAAAAGATAAATATATTAAACCATATTATCCTGATCCTACAACCACAAAAGAAAAAACTGAAAAAGAAATCCAACAAGCTGAAAAAGAAAGAATAGAATTAATACAACTACTAAAAAAAGATAACCCAGCTATTCAAAATATTATTAAGAGTTTTAAAACTAAAGACGAAGTTTTAGACAAAGTAAATACATTTTTAGGATAATGAATTCATTAGTTAAATCACTTATATCTCCATTCTTAAATGAAGAAGAAATATCTAATGTAGGTAAAAATGAGTATACTTCTACAATTGGAGTATTTGGTGGTGGGTTTAAACCCCCAACTAAAGGTCATTTTGAAGTTGCAAAGCAAGCTTTAAAAATGTATCCTAATTTAGATAAATTTATAATTTATGTTGGTACAGGTGGTGATAGATCAAAATATATAACTCAAGCTCAATCATTAGCTATTTGGAATATATATAAAGATAAATTACCTAGTAATAAAATAGAAATTATTTCATCTGCTAATCCACGAATGTCTGTTTACAATTTAAGAAGAGAAAATCCATCAACTCAAATTAAATGGTTTATAGGTTCTAGAGAAGGAAATGAGCAAGATGAAAAGGATTATCAAAACGCATTATCAACTATAGGACCTACTAGACCTAATTTAGAATTAATAAATATAGTAACACCTGAAGAAGTTAGTGGTACTAAAGCTAGACAAGTATTAACTAATAGAGAACTATTATTTAATTATCTCCCAAATGAATTAACAGACGAAGAAAAAGAAGAAATATTTAATATACTTAATCCAATGTCTGAAGGTGAAGAAATAACATCTTGGGTTAATGAAGTAGTACCTGAACCTGAGGTAATATCTAAAAATAATTTTTTTGAACCACTTCAAGATAAACAAATAGATATAAACATATCTTCTGAACCAACTAAAGTAGATTATTATAAGGAATACTATAAAAATTTATCACCAACTGATTTTAAAGTTGGTAAAGATAAAGATAAAATAGTAATATCTAATATTAATAAAAATGGATTAGAACATAATCCTGAATTTAAAGAATTATTAGTGTCATTGACAATGTATATGATGGATCATATTAATATTGAACCATTACCTGATTTAATATTCATTGAAGATGATGTCAAAAATGCTAAAGATTTATTAGGAAAAACAGCATATTACAACCCAGAAAATAAATCAATTACTCTATATACTTTAAACAGACATCCAAAAGATATATTACGTTCATATGCTCATGAAATGATTCATCATAAACAAAATCTTGAAGGTAGATTAACTAACATTCAAGGTCATAATATAAATGAGGATGATTATCTAAAGGAAATAGAATTAGAAGCATATAAGTACGGAAATGGTGAAATGTTTAGAGGTTGGGAGAATTCATTATGATTAAATTAAAAGAGTTATTAGAAGAAGTTGAAAACAATAAGTATACTATCTATTGTGATATGGATGGTGTGTTAGTTGATTTTGACAAAGGTTATAAAGATTTAACAGGTAAATTACCTAAAGATGCAGGTGATGGCCCTGAATTTTGGGAACCAATACATAAAGCAGGAGCGTCATTTTGGATAAAATTAAAATGGATGCCTGATGGTCATACATTATGGAAATACATTAACAAATATAATCCTATATTATTATCAGCCCCTTCAAAAGAAGAATCATCTAAAATAGGTAAACGAGTATGGAAAAAGAATAATTTACCTGACACTAAATTAATTTTAACACCAGCTAGGTTTAAACAAAAATACTCTGGAGAAAATAAAATACTTATTGACGATAGAGAAGACAATATCCAACAGTGGAAAGATAAAGGTGGAATAGGCATATTGCACACATCAGCAGCAGATACAATTAAACAACTAGAAAAACTACCAAATTGGCCTAAAAATTAGAACTATGAGTAAATACAGTTTAATAAAATTAATGGAAAATGAAGGTGAAGACGGAGCTACATTTTCAATTAATAAGCAAACAAACGATTTGTTATTAACACCAATTGATTCAACTGTTGATAAAGTAAAAGAAGCAATTAAGAATCCTAAAAATTATGAAAAATTATTTGCTAAAATTTCTAAAGCAGATCTAGAAAAATACTTTGGCCCACAAAACCCAGCTAAAAAAAGATCTTTAGAAGCAAAAAGAGGAAAGAAATTTCCACTTAGAACACGTGATGAAATGATAAAATTTAAAGAAGATCTTAAAAATCCTAATAAGTTTAACTTTGAAGTTGAAGGTAATTCTTTAAGATTTCCACAATCTAAAAATACACTTACTTTAGTTCAAATAGAGAATGATCTAAAAGTAATTTTAGATAGTGCTAAAATAAAATATAATATAGAAAAAGTTCCATCAAAGTAATATTATGGCTGAAAATGTTTTGAAAAAAGAATTTAAGGAGAAAGACGTACAACGTCTTCGTAACCTTATGACAGGTAAATATGGTGAAAAGGCTACTATAGGTACTGGTTATACTAAACAACAAGAATTCCATGAGGAAGGTGATATATGGGAAGAAGATGGACGTACTTGGACTATTAAAAATGGTGTTAAGCAAAATATTACTAAATTAGACGCCGCCAAAAAGGAAATTAATTTACCATTATTTTGCCCATGTTGTTCCAATGTAATGAAACCTCATTTAGATAAACGTTTTTATTTACAATATAAAAGATGTTTCAATTGTCAAGTAGACTTTGAATGTGACCTTAAAAAGAAAGGATTATGGGAAGATTATGAAAAATTTATCACTAACTCAGACATTGATGGTATGATCTATGAATTCAATATTTGGATTGATGAAGAAATTAATACTAAAAATGAGTCATATATGACTGAAGCTGGTGAAATGGAACGTTGGGTTGGAAATGCTAAACAAAAACTTCTTGAAAGTAAAGAAGAAACTATCAAATATCTTGAAAGCTTGAAGAAATAGTAAATATTTATAATAAAATTTACTATGGATTTTGTTAAATTAATTTCTTATTTATTTCACTCTCGTACCCAAGCTCACATCTTCCACCTCCAAACTCAGTCATTTGCTGAGCATATGGCTTTAAATGTTTACTATGATGGTATAGTACCATTAATTGATGGTATTGTAGAAGCTTATCAAGGTAAATACGGTATTGTAAAAGGCTACTCTAACTTCAGTTTAATGGAATATAATAATGTTCAACAGGTAATCGCTTACTTAGATACATTATGTAAGGCAGTCCATACTGTATATGGTACAATTGAAGATACTAATATTCAAAATTTATTAGATGGTATCACAGATTTAATTAAATCAACCATTTATAAACTTCAAAATTTACGATAATGAAACAAATACATGAGGCTAAACTTCACCCTGAAGAAAAAGGTTGGTTCCATAAATATCTAGATCAATGGAATAAAGAAAGTGATGATCAGAAAAAAGTCAATAAGGTAGTAGCTGCTAGAAAAAAATTAGATAGTGTAAGATCTGAAATCACAGATGATGAATATAAAAAAGCTAAAGAATATATTGATTCTAAAGCTAAAGAGTGGGGAATTGAAGAAAATAATATTTATAGTAAAAATACAATGAACGAATTAAAATCTATCATAAATAAACTTGTCAAAGAAGAATTAGCTCTTTTTGAAAAGAAAAAGAAAACAGAAGAACCAACTGATGAGTCAGAGTTAGATCTAGACACACCACAAGAAGATGAATCAGTTGACATTGAAACCCCAGCTGAAGAACCAGCTTTAGATACTGAACCAAGTATGGATATGTCTGGTGGAAATGATACAGAAAAAACTATAGGTAAAGGTTTACAAATGGCTTTAGACGCTGCTAAACAATTACCAGATGGTGAAACTAAAGATAAATTAATTCGTCAAATTGGAAACACTGCTTTGTTCTTCCTTAAGACACAAATCCCAACAGGAGGACAAGCTTAATATAAATCAATAAATAAATTAAATCTATGAACAGTCAAGAGTTATTAGAAAAGTTGCAAGGTTTGTTTGAAAATTTAGTAGTAGAACACGCTAAACCTTCAAAAGCAGCACATGGTAGAGCTCGTAAGGTAGCTGGTGAAATTAAAAAATTAGCCACTGAGTACCGTAAAGCTTCCATTACTGAAGATAAGGTAAAGTAATATAACCTTAATTAGTTATAGGGGAGCTTAGCTCCCCTTAACTTTAATTTAGAACATATGCCATACGAAAGAAAAGGAAAATGTGTTTATAATAAAGAAACAGGTAAGAAGAAAGGATGTTCTTCATCTGTTGCTAAAGCAAAGGCTTACTTGAAAGCCCTTTATGCTTCTGAACCAGAAGCTGTTAATGAAGGACTATCACAAGCTGTTAAAGACAGAACCCAAGACATTTACTCAGCTATGAAAGCTGATAAAAAGGCTGCTAGAAAAGCAGCTCGAAACTATAAAAAAGGCGCTCAAGATGTATTATATGGTAGAGCAGTAAATATAGCTAAATCACAAGTTAAAACTATGAATGAAGAAAGATTAAAAGAACTCATTAAAAAATCATTATCTAAACCAATGGGTGAGACATTTTCTAAAGAGTATGATGATAATCCAGCTTTAAAAGGTGGACAAAAGAAACTACCTGATGAACTTCAAAAATCAATTATTAAGAAAAAATCAATGAATGAAGAAGTTGATTATGAAGGTGAAATGGCTAAATCTGAATTATATCGTTTGATTAAAAACGCTAAATTAATAATGTCAATGCTTGATGATGATACTCAATTAGAAGGTTGGGTACAAAGTAAAATCACTAAAGCCGCTGACTACCTAAACTCAGTATCACAATACTTAGAATTCCAATCAGTTAATAATTCAAATCCATTGGATGAAAAAACTGAGTATACAATAGAGAAATAATGGCTAGTAAAAAGGAAACAGAAGATAAAATTAGAACTATACTCAGACGAGTATATAATACTAAAATTAAAGATAACACATTAGGTGTAACACCTGATGAAGTTAACTTTGATAAGGAGACATTCCCAATTCTGTCTAAATTTGAAAACCTAAGACAAATTTTAATCAATCTTCTAACCAAACAATATGAAGATTTTATATCAGATATATGGTGGGTAGCTCCACGTCCAACTACTTTTAAAATTATATTAGCTAATGATCAACATTTTTATTTAATATATGGTGAAAGATCATGGGTAGCTAAAGTTGAAGGTAAAAAATACTATTTAACAAATATTAGTGAAGAAGAGAGAGCAGCTGAATCTATATCACGTATATTAATGTATGGTACTGGAGGTGGAGAAAAAGAAGAAGTAAGTGGAGAAGTACCAACAGGAGGTGAAACACCATCTGATGAAACAACCCCAGAAACACCAGCGGAAACACCAACAGAAGAAACACCACCAGCTGAAGAAACACCAGCTGAAACTGTACCAGCATAATGAAAACAATAAACAAGTTCTTAACCCACCCAGCTTTACCTTGGATATTAGTAATATTATTAATATCATTATTAGTGATAAAAAGCTTTAAACCAAATCCAAGACCAATAGAACCACCAAAAGACAATCGCTTAGATAGTTTACAGCAAGTTGTAAATAATTTAAATCTATCATATATTAAATTAAAACAAGATTATGATAGTGCTCAAGC